ACCGACTCGACCGATGATCACTGTAAGCATAGACACAAAGCCTCGTGATCTGCGCAAGATGGTAGAGAAGCTAGGCCGCACGTTTACTAAGAACCATAAGCGAGCGATGCGCAGAGCGGCGGCAGAAGGCGTCAACCGCATTAACAAGCGCACTAGCCTAGGATTAGATGTAAACGAGCAACCGTTTAGACCATACTCTGAGGCATACAAAGGCTTTAGGCAAAGCAAAGGCAGACAGGCCGATAAGGTTAAGCTGATATTTACGGGCAAAATGCGCGGCTCTATGACATCGGGACTACAGGGACAAGACGGCCTGATATTTTTTAGTAGTAGGGCAGAGTCTAAGAAGGCGGCAATGAATAACCGCAAGCGGCAATTCTTCGGACTTAACCGTAAAGACACACGCGCTATTCGCGATGTCTATTTCAAGGGGCTGAAGATATGAGCGTAAGGGAAAACATTGCAGGCAACATCGTTACCACACTGCAAGCGATCACCGCGCCTAGAGTCAAGAAGGTAACACGCGAGCCGTTCGACTTTGACAAGCTATCTAACGCGCAGTTTCCAGCAATATTAGTACGCACAGCAAACGAGTCACGAGAAGACGCCAGCATGGGCGGCAGTGCTACTAGTCGGCACGGCACTATCGACTATGAGCTAGTTTGCTTTGTAAAACACAAGAACATCGACACAGCCCGCAATCAGATTGTTGAGGCTATCGACGAAAAGCTCGACGACGATAGGACGCGTGGCGGTCACGCTATAGATACGCAGGTTATTAGCGTTGAGGTAGATGATGGTACAATAGACCCCATTGGCGGCGTTATCGTTACCGTTCAGATTCTTTATTCATACACACGCGGCGACGCGTAAGGGAGAAAATTCATGGCTACACATAAAGGCTCAAGCGGTGTCGTAAAGGTTGCCGCTAGTGGTGGTTCAGAAGCAGTAGTAGGCGAGGTTCGCTCGTACTCTATCGACGAAGTGGCAGACACCATCGAGGATACAGTGATGGGTGACTCTGTTAAGTCATACCTGTCTAGCCTCACCGATGCGACATTGACTATAGACGCATTGTGGGATGACTCAGACGCACAGCAACTCGTATTGGATTCAGGTGCCGCCATCGACTGGGAAATCCACCCAACTGGCACAGGCACTGGCGAGAAGTATTACGCAGGTGCAGGCATTGTGACTGCTAAGACTATCTCTGCATCGTATGACGGTCTGGTAGAGGCGTCATTCTCTGTGCAGGTATCAGGCGCAATCACTGAGTCAACTAACTAATGGGACTCGCTAAAGAGTTACGAGCGCGACGTAAGCAGTCTCGCCGTAAAATTAGCGTAGCAGAGTGGGCTGATGATAGCGGGCCGTTTAGCCTGTATTGTCGCCCACTTACTTGTTATGACCTCAACGAATTGCAGAAGCGTCATCCACAGGTAATGCAGAACCCTAGCATAGCCGCAATGGTTGACCTAATTGTTATGAAGGCGGAGAGTAAGGATGGCGAGAAGCTGTTTACCTCTGGCGAAGACAAGATTGATTTGATGGGGGAAGAGACAACCGTTGTCTCGTATATTGCCAATGAGATGTTCGGCACTATCGAGTCATTCGAGGACGTCGAAAAAAACTAAAGTCCGATCAGTCTCGGATGAACTTAATTGCCTTGGCTGATCGGTTACACAAGACCATTGAAGAAGTAGAGCAAATATCGGTTACTGAGTTTCATGAGTGGCTCGCTTACTTCAAGATCATGAGCGAGTCGAACAATGGCAACTGAAACCGTTAGCATTGTAATCAAAGCGTTTGACCAAACGCAGAAAGCCCTGCGCGGCATACAGGCCGCCTTTGGCAAACTCTCCAAAGTTTTCTTTTCATTTAAGACTGCGCTGGTTGCCGCTGTAGGCGCTGGCGGTTTAGGTCTGCTTGTATCTAACTCTCTCAAAGCTACAGACGCGCTTGCTAAAACGGCAGGCAAGATAGGCACCACTACCGAAGCACTAAGTGCCTTGCAATATGCGGGGCAACTAACAGGCGTTGAAGTCAACACGATGAACATGGCGCTTCAGCGATTTACACGTCGGGCGTCAGAAGCGGCTGTTGGCACGGGTGAGGCTAAGGGTGCTTTGCGCGAGTTAGGTGTAGATGCTAGAGAATTGGTAAGACTTCCCTTAGACCAACGTATGCTGGTGCTTGCAGATGCGTTTGAGGGCGTACAAGGCGAGTCTGATAAGTTACGTTTAGCGTTTAAGTTATTTGACTCAGAAGGTGCGGCGCTCGTTAATACTTTGGGGCAAGGTCGAGAAGGCTTGGCGCAGATGCTAGGCGAAGCACAAACGCTCGGCTTGGTAATGACCAGCGACGCGGCGGAAGGTGTCGAATCAGCCAACGACGCTATTACTCGAATGATGAGTGTGTCTAAGGGACTGGTCAGTCAGTTTACAGCCGCACTTGCACCAGCTATCGAGTTTGTAGCTAACAGCCTAACAACTTTTTCTCAAGGTTTAATGGCATCTGAAGGCGGCGCTAGAGCCTTTGCGATTAACTCTGCGGCGGCGTTTTTGGAGTTTGCATCGTCCGCACTTCACAACTTTGAGAAGTTTGTGAACGGTGTAATTATCGGCTTCAACATGATTATTGGTGCGGCTAACTTATTCTCACCAGTAATATCTGGCATAAACTTTTTGTTTGACGCTTTGGTCGAGGGCATCAAAGGTCAAATCAACACCATTATTTCGTTTACTCAACTAATAGACAAGGCGTTAGAGCGATTTGGCAAAAAGCCAATTTTTAACCTTGAGCAGTTCAATCTTGAGCCTGTCACGTTTGCTTTACAGACTTTCGAAAAAATTGACCGTGTAAACTTCAGCGGGACTGTAGGTGGATTGCGTGACATAGCCGACTTAGTACGTGAAACGGCAGAGGTAGCAACGACCGCAGGCGAAGCAATACAAACCATCGCCGCGCCGCCTAGCAACTTTGAGGCGTTCATCGACCGACTAAAGCAGTCGCGCACTCAAGCCGACGACTTGCAAGATGGCCTTATTAAGTTGGCTAATCAGGGCATTGATGGGCTTGGCAAATCATTTACAGCCGCAATCACAGGCGCACAGAATTTTAGCGATGCTATTAAGTCTATGGCTAAATCAATCATCGACAGCCTGATTCAGATGCTCGTTCAGAAGTACATTGTTGACGCGGCATTCGGCGCGATCACTGGTGCGTTTGGCGGTGGTAGCACGCCAGCACCGACAGGCGGCGGTATGTCTGTGACTGGTGCATTGGCTAGAGGTGGTGTTGCGACTGGGGGCAATCCGTACCTTGTGGGAGAAAAAGGGCCTGAAATATTTGTGCCGAATACAACGGGGCGGGTAGTGCCTAATGATCAGCTAGGCGGTGGCGGTGTAGTAGTCAATCAGACAATCAACGTCACCACAGGCGTACAGCAAACCGTACGTGCAGAAATTGCTAACCTACTGCCACAGATTAGCAATGCGGCTAAGTCAGCGGTCGCTGATGCTAGACTACGTGGTGGTGGCTTTAGTAAGGCAATGGTGGGTGCATAATGGCGGCGTTTCCTAGTGTAGGCATACAGTCGATGACGATGCGGTTGCGCTCTGCAACAGCTATCAGTCAGTCGCCCTTTACCTATGACCAGCAGGTGTATCAGCACCAAGGTGTGCGCTGGGAGGCAGAGGTAACTTTACCGCCAATGAAGCGGGCAGACGCAAAGCAGTTAGAGGCTTTCTTTGCCTCTCTACGGGGTCAGGCTAATACCTTTACCCTTGGCAACCCTTTGCACAATACGACCGCTACAGGGACAGGCACGGGCGCTGTAAACGCTACTACGCTGACAGGCTCGTTTAGTGGCGCAGTTGCTGGCGATTATTTCCAGACAGGCACTGCGCTTTACATCATTACTGAAGTAAATAGTTCATCGTCTATTGATATCATGCCACCGCTTCGGGCCGCCGCTTCTAGTGCGCCGCTCGACTTTACCCTACCCAAAGGAACTTGGCGGCTGGCCTCTAATGAAATCGGATGGAGTATCAATCAGGCTAGTCTGTACGGTTTCACTTTTGCTTGTGTTGAGGCTATATGAGCAGGTCATTAACATCGAGCATGCAAACGGCAGTTACCGCCGACCTAGTGCGCCCTATCATTCTAGTGGAATGTGCATTCGACTCGGGCGATCTGAATTTGTGGAACGGCATCGGGACGCTAACGGTTAGCAGTACCGATTATGTTGGCGCTGGTACGCTTCTTGCTATTGGCGAAATTGCAGAGTCATCAGAGCTACAGGCCAACGGAATCACAGTAACCTTGTCAGGCATCACTGACCCACTACTCGCTAAAGCGCGTGACGAAGACTATCAGGGCCGCGAGCTAACGGTAAAGCTAGGCGCTATGGATTCTAGCAACGGTGTTATCAGTGCGCCTGTGACTGTGTTTAGCGGCTTTATGGACACAATGGTTATTAACGATTCATCAGAGACTGCGACTATACAGATAGCAGTTGAGAATCGGTTGATCGAGTTTGAGCGCACACGCATACGTCGCTACACAGCTGAAGACCAAAAGATCGACTACCCTAATGACAAGGGCTTAGAGTTTGTAGCAGAGATGGCAGAGAAGGAAATCATGTGGGGTCGCGGTCATGTGGGTACTGGCGGCGGAGACGGTGGGTCACGTCGTCGTGAAGACCAAGAAAACCCGCCACAGCTTCCATAGGAGACTGAGCAATGGAATTTGCAATCGAAAACTTGGCGAAGGTGAGGCGCGAAATTGAGCCATTGCTAGAAGAGCATTGGAAAGAGATAGCCCTAAACAAAGAAATCATCAAGTTGAATCCCGACTGGGAAGGCTACGCACGACTCGATAACATCAACGCGTTGCGCATTTACACGGCGCGTAAAGACGACAAGCTAATGGGTTATTTTGTTGTCATCGTTAGTAAGTCACTGCACTACCGCGACCACCTCTTTGCAAACAACGACATTATCTTTTTGACTAAGGCCGCTCGTAAGGGCTTAACAGGCGTCAAGCTAATTAAGTTCGCTATTGACTCTCTTGCGGCAGAAGGCATTACCAAACTACACGTCAACACCAAAGCGCATCAGCCATTCGACACAATCCTCGAGCGATTGAACTTCGAGGAAATCGAGCGCGTTTATTCTTTAGTATTGAGGTAACAGAATGGCTATCGCCGCAGTAGCAGGATTAGCGAGTGCAGTAGGAGCTTCAGCGGCAGGTCTTGCATTTTTTAGCTTTGCCGCAGGTGGATTCGCGGCCTTTGCTGGCTACTTTGCATTAGGCGCTGGCCTTTCAATGGTTTCTCGTGCGCTCGCACCAAAGCCTAATATCGGTGCGCAAATGTCGGGCATAACGCAAACGACGCGTGAGCCTGCTGGTAGCAGAAAAATAATTTATGGGAAAATGCGCGTTGGCGGTCAAGTCGTTTTCATTTCTAACACTGGTGACGACAACAAATATCTACACATGGCGATTGTTTTCGCCAGCCATGAAATTCAAGCCTACGACGAAATTTGGTTTAACGACAAAAAGATATGGACACTCACGGGCGGATTCCAAGACGACTGGGCGACGTATGTCACTATCGACCGCAAGTTTGGCACAGCAGGACAAGCGGCATCTAGCAACTTAACCAGCGCCAATGTTCTTTGGACGTCAGACCACAAACTATCGGGCATGGCGTACATTGCATTCAGACTTGAATGGGACGCAGATCAATTTCCGCAAGGCATCCCAAACATAAGCGCCGTCGTGCGCGGCAAAAAAGTATACGACCCCCGTTTGGACGTAATTGCGTACAGCCAAAACCCTGCACTTTGTTTGCGTGATTACATGCTCGACTCAAGCTATGGGCTTGGAGAAACAAACACAAACATAGACAGTACAGCATTAATCGCGGCGGCTAATTTGTGTGATGAGCAAGTTTCTATTGCCGCTGGCGGCACACAAGACCGCTACCAATGCAACGGTGTCATAGACACGGGCAACCAGATTAAAGCCAACATTGAGCAGTTATTGGCCTCTATGGGCGGCAAACTGACTTACTCAGGCGGCAAGTATTTCATTGACGGCGCAGACTACAAAACACCCACATACACCTTTACTGAAGCTGACATCATTAGCGACGTGCAGACACAGACTCGGCAGTCTCGCAGAGGTGGTTATAACGGGGTTAAAGGCATCTTTGTTTCTGAAGAGAAAGACTACAAGGTACTAGACTACCCGCCACAAATTAGCTCGACCTATGCGACAGAAGACGGCGACCCGTTATACCTTGATATGCCGTTGCCTATGGTCACTAACAATTTACAGGCACAGCGACTGGCGAAAATTGCGTTACTAAAATCACGTCAGCAAGTCGTTATTTCTATGTCGGTCAATCTTACAGGCTTGCAGATTAAGGTAGGCGACACGATACAAGTCACTAATGACCGACTGAACTACGACCAAAAGGTATTTGAGGTTATCGACTACTCGTTAGCTCTTGGTGATGGCGGCGCGCTAGGCGTCAACTTAACCTGCATCGAAACAGCCGCCGCACTGTACGACTGGACTACGAGCGACGAAGAGGACTTTTTGAGCGGTGGAGAGTTAGACCTATACGATGGGCGCACCGTTGATAACGTCACTAACTTAACACTGACTGAGGTGGGCTTGCTTGGCCCAGATGGTGGTGTGTCTAGTGCTGTGCAGTTGTCGTGGGATGAAAATACAAATGCGTTTGTTGAGCATTACAAGGTGCGCTACAACAAGACCAGCACGACTGATTACTTTTACGCTTCAAGCCGTGAGCCACGCATATACATCAGCGGCCTTGATGTCACCTCTAATTATGATTTTCGAGTACAGGCCGAAAACTTAATTGGCGTAAGTAGTACAGGCACGTCACTACTCGACCAGTCTTTAGACGGCGATCAAACTGCGCCAGCCGTACCGACGTCACTAGCAACGACAGGCGGCATTAGAACGATCACCGCGACGTGGAACAATCCTGATGACATAGACCTAAAGCAGATAGAGGTTCATGTTGTAGCGAGCAACACAGAACCAGCAAGTGGCGCTACACCCGAGGCCGTCATTTCTGGTGAGGAGTACGTTTATCCAACAGGGCAAGCCGCCGCCATTACTAAATACTTTTTCTTGCGCGCTGTAGATTACTCAGGCAACAAGTCTGCTTACACGTCAGGTGTAGCAGGCACTAGCCTACAGGTCACAAGCGAGGACGTAGGCGATGGTGAGATTGAAGGCCGAACGCTCGCACTGCTTTTAAATCAAGATGCGTCTGGCAATGCTAACGCTGGTGAGGGCGCATTGGTTGGCGTCAATGTCGATGGCACTGTCAACATGAACGCTGACGGCTCGGTGCTTTACAACGGTACGAACGTCACCATCGAGCATGACCAGTACAGCAACTTTACCTTCCTAACTCAAGTTGCAGGTAAGCGCGGCTACATCGCTTTTGACTTAAACAAGACAGCGCCATTTAACATGGGGTCGCGTGGCAATTTCGATTGTGCTTTTGTGTGGTCAGAAAATGACCAGTTCTACTACGACGTAAACAACACAACAGGCTCGGGCGCGACAGAAACAGCCTTCGACCCGTCTAGCTTTACAGGCACCACAACAGGCACAGACGTTAACGACGGCACCTCCACGACCACAGCACACATCGTTGCGCTAGGTACCTTAGAGACGACCAGTGGCGGCGATAACATTCTGTCAGGCGGCCTATTCCCTGAGCCGCTAGATATTTCTACGACGCAGATACCCGATGACGTAATCACGGGCAGGACTATCGTAGTCAACTCGATTACGGCCAATAAGATATCGGGCGACATTTCTGAGGTGTTTTCGTTTGGCCTATATAAGCCAACGCCTGTAACGCTTTCATCTTCTGCGACGACTTTCGGAGAGTTTACAACCCCCGCGCCTGATGCCGACCTAGATAAGTACGCCACTTTACATGCGCATTTTGGAATCACAGCACAGTCACCTGCCTCAGCATTTACCGTTGAAGTCAGTATCGAAAGAAAGAGTAAAGGGCAAACAAGCGGCGTATCGTTAGGTAATGTCGTAGCGAGCGGCCCGTTTGCTTTAGGTGCTAGATATTTAGAGTTTTCTGGAAACTTGCTAACAACACTTGATATGTTCGGCGCTATTTCTACAACACAAACGTCAGCATCATCTGTCTTTAATGTAGTGTCTATCGAATATCAGCAAAGTACAGATAGAACAAAAATCATCTACTCAAGTAACACAGCAATTAGTGTTGGCACGACTGTCTACTATAACCGTGACAAGTGGACGTCGGCGGGTGATTGGATTACCTACGCCGCAGTTGCGCCGCGCTACGGAATCATAGACGTTACGGCATTAACGCATCACACGCTTTTCCAGCCGTTAGCGCGTAGCAGTACAGAAGAAACTTATCGCGTTAGAGCTAAGACGTTTGGATTTTCTGGAACTTCTTGCACTATGAGTGTCGGCATTGCAGGACAAATTCAGTTACTAACATAGGTTAAATATGAGCATTATTTTAGGATACACGCGGCAAAGTGATGACGAAAAAGTAGTCATTGGCACCTATGATGATGTTGCATCTGCTAAAGCCGCAAAGGAAAGCCAAACTCTTACAGACGTGGCTGACTATTGGCTGACTTGCTTCATAAATGAAGAAACAAACGAGCCAAGCATCTTAGCCTACATAGATGTGTGAGATAATAGGGCTGGAGGACTCACATGACCATTGAACTTGTACAAGGCGACACAGGCCCGCAGATCAAGGCGGCTATAACACGCGACGGCAGTGCAGAGGATTTGACTGACGCCACGGCTGTCTTGCGCTTCCGTAAAAAGAAAACCTCGACCGTACTATTTACCCTTAACCACGTTAGCTCAAATGAACAACTTGCGCTAGGCGACCTGTACTTTGTATTTAGCTCAGGTCAACTCGACCTTGATGAGGGCTTTTACGAGGGCGAGATTGAGATAGTCAATTCAGGCGTGAGAGAGACGGTTTACGAAACAGTAGACTTTTTCCTGCGCGAGGACTTTGGCTGATAGATGCGTGGCTTTGATGCTATCTTTAGCGCCGCACGTTTACTAGCTCGCACTACAGGGTTATCAATCAGTGCGGCAGTCACTGCGCTATCTCTCAAAGCAGAGGTAGTCGTAGGCTTTTTCTTGCGTCAATTCTTCGCGACAGACGAAGCAAGCATTGCTGACACACAAACACTCGATGTCACAAAGCCGCTAAGCGAATCGCCTAGCGTTGCAGACGCGCAAGTAATCACGCTACTAAAGCAAGCCAGCGACTCGGGCGCACTAACCGACAATGACGTGCTTACGATTATCAAAGGGCTGACAGAAACACCAGCAGTCGCAGAAGCCCACATAATCGCTTTTACAAAGCCTTTGACTGATAGCAGTGCAATCACAGACGATCAGGCTTTAACGTCCGTGAAAGGGCTTACAGAGGCTCCTAGCCTTACTGACAACGAAACGCTCGACTTTATTAAGATTGCAGGCGATGACACCAATCACGATTACTGTGACCTAAGTTATTTCGCAGAGGATTACATTGCAGGCGATAGAACTGACCGCGCCTATGTAGCCGAAAACAATGTCGTCAGCATAACTAAGTTTTTGACTGACCAAACCTTTGTTACTGATGACCTCGACGGCGAAGCATCGGCAGAGGATGACCAAGAAATATCATTCGTTAAGACACGCACAGACATCGGTGTTGTGTCTGACACGTTTGACCGCACTGTTACCTACTTGCGTGACTTCACCGAAAATGGCAGTGCAACCGAGTCTGCGGTAAAATTGACAACTAAGTTTAGGTCTGACAGTGGTGCCGTTTCCGATTCGGGAGACTTACGCAGTCAGAGCTATTGTGACTTCACTTACTTTGCCGAAGATTACGTCGGCACATCGAGGGCTTTTTAAATGATTAACGAAGGATTGAAACTGCGAGGCGATGTTGCTCTGGTTCTACGTGACAAAGACGGCAACGTAAAAAGCGAGCAGAAGGTTAAAAACCTGATTGTGGATACAGGACTTAACTTTATCTGTGACCGTATGAAAGACGATGAGACGGCTATGACGCACATGGCGCTTGGCTCAGGCACGACTGCGGCGGCGGCTGGTGACACTTCACTAGAGTCACAGCTTGGCTCACGCGAAACACTAGACTCGTCAACAGTATCTAACAATACAATTACCTATATCGCTTCATTTGAGGCAGGTGACGCGACTGGCGCTGTTACTGAGGCCGCGATTTTTAACGCCGCATCGGGTGGCACTATGTTGTGTCGCGTGGTTTTCTCAGTCGTAAATAAATCTGCAGACGACACTTTGTCCGTGAACTGGCAACTGACCCTTACAGCATCCTAATTTAGCAAGAGGTAAACCATGACTACGATTACAACACGCTCTGGGAAGGGTTCGCCTCTAACTAATGACGAGGTTGACGCTAACTTCACCAACCTGAACAGCGACAAGGTAGAAACGTCTGGCGACAGCATGACGGGCAACCTGTCATTCGGGGATAGCAACAAGGCTATCTTTGGTGCTGGCTCTGATCTGGCGATTTATCATGATGGTACTAATAGTTATGTAAGCGACCAAGGAACAGGCTATTTAAGCATTGGCACTAACGGCTCTAAGGTGATGATTAATAAATCGCCTTTTGAATATATGGCCGAATTTATTACTGACGGCGCAGTAAATTTATATCACAACAATGCTCAAAAGTTTGCCACCACCTCTACAGGCATCGACGTAACGGGTAGTGTGACGGCTGATTCTTTAGATGTAAACGGCACAGCAACTGTAGACGCAATTACCGCAGGTGTAGCCGCAGACTTTACGTTTACAGGGCCGTTAAATAACGACCTAATTATAAACACAAGACCTAACAGTGCTGGCGAAGGCTTATTAATCCAACAAAACGGCACGTTAAGTGCGGCGTTTGCAAACGGCGGAGACATTAGTTTCTACAACAGTGCTGGCACCTCACAAGACCTTTACTGGGACGCAAGCACTTCACGGTTAGGTCTGGGTACTACTTTGCCTAGTCACGAGTTACATTTACTTGCTGAATCTCCGCAACTTAGATTGCAAGACAGCCAAGGCTCTAATACCTATGGCGACATGCAATTTAACGGCACTGCTCTTGCCTTGATTACTAGAGGCGGTGCATCGTCACATGGGGTAATGCGCTTTCGGTCAACTAACGGTACCGACACTTTAGATAGACTGGAAATCCTCTCTAATGGTGATGTTGTGTTTTACGACGATGCTGGCGCATCAGGCGGTAGGTGGGACGCAAGCGCAAAGTCGCTGGGAATTGGTACTGTATCACCTGCAGTGGCGTTAGATGTTCACGACAGTGGTGACGCAACAATAAGGATACTTTCTACTGGCACGG